ACAAAGAAGCCAACACCTCGCCGACCATGTACAGGTTGTAACACCTCGCTCCGTTGTCCAAGGGAAGGTTCACAAACTGACCGTCCTCCCCACGCACTCGAAGTGGCATGAGGCGGCAGCGCATGCTGAACTTTGGCGCGCCTCCTATCAAAGGGATCGGCTTGATCTGTCTCTGATTGCCATACGTCCAATCCGCCTCGAGTGCCAGCGGTTCCACGAAACCGGAGCGATGGCGTGGACCCATGACGATGTTGCGGACGGTTGGAAACTCGCTCATTTCCTTCCAACTGGAGGGATACGCTTCCACACTCGGGATCCATGCCACTCGGCCAGACAAAAGGGTAATCGAAGCGTCCTGGGTTGGGATCAACTCCACGGATAAGCTCTTCCAATGAACTACGGGAAGAAACCTGATGAAGTCCTTGATGCGCTTCTCGGATAGGGGATCGCCCTGAAGATTGATGATGGGATCGGCGACGGCTGCGGTTGGGGCCAGGTAATTGACTGAGGCCAGGTGCAGGTTGAACCTTCTCTGCAGCGGGTTGAAAGTCTGTCCCAACAGCTGCGAGGAGACTGAGTGGGTGGACTGCTGGCTCGCCTGGACCTGGGGAGCAGATGAGGCCACGATCGATGTAGTTTGCTGTGATTGCTGGTTGGTCATATCTGCTAAGGTCGCCACTTTCAATTGAAATATCAAACATAAATAAACAAATCAAAAAAAACCTTAACACTTAACTTTAAACCCCTTGTATTGACAAACCAATGAAAGAAATAAACAAATTGTTAAACATCCAAGTAACGCTCCTGGACCTGAGAGAAGTCGTCACAGCCTAAAACCTTAAGCACTGACACCTGAAACCTAAAAACTCTGCCCAATGCACGACGTTGTCCCCTCGAAAAGTCTACTGAATCTATCTGCCACTGCTGCAACTGTGCACCCGTCGAAAGAAGAACCTGAGCCAAGCTCCTGGGATCGACCTCTGAACCAAAAATTGACTGGGCCCAACTATAAGTTTGGTGGTAGTACTCCACCAACCAACCCAAGCACTCCAACTCAGTCCACGAGCAGAGCTCGATTAGCCTGTCGCCTAATCGGTATGCACTGTAGGCCTCTCCGGCATAGGACAAGTCAACCAGATGCTGGGTGCCCTGGTCCATGTGGTACATTGTCTTGAGAGCGAGCAATCTGGGATTGCGGTAAGCACCGTGAGACGTCACATAATAGCCGCAGAAGCTGGGCCGCATGGTGTACTCGACCTTGGCCACCGTTAGGAAACTTGAGCGAATCTTGAGCCAGAGTGGTGAAAGGACCAACCTACGATTAGCGCTCATATCGTCGCCTCCAACAGCTAGTGGTACTCCTCTTGGTAGGTTGTACATCAGAATTGTGAGGGCGAGGTTGTAGTATGTGTTGAAGTCGTAAGTTCCAGGCTCACCGGTATCGCGGCCCGTTTGCTTAAGCCCAATGACCGAGGAGATGATGTGCGTCTTCCAAAACAAGTAAAGTTCTGGTAAGCTGCGGCAATCATCCATGAACTGGTCGAATAGAGCGATGTGGGCCCGATCCAAGCCGAAGTGGTACATGAGTTTCAGTTCGATGCCCAAACTGTCGCCGCGCTGTGTTGAGTCGAAATTCTCCAGGTCGCTTTCCGTGCTCTCTTGATCCTTCCAATGCTCCCGAGCCCACGCGTCAAAGTCATCGGCTGTCTTTTCGCAGTTGCAATATAGCTCAGCAGGGAACTTGTGCATGACCTTGCAGCGCAGATAGCGAACCATGGGGCCAAACAACAAGATGACTGCATCCTGGCAGGTGGCTAAGCTCTGCCCTGCCTTGGCGGGTTTTCCGAGTGTCTCCAGCTTGGCCTTGAGCTGTGATTTAACAAAGTGATCGACGAAATTGAGCTTCCAAAATGGATCTCCACGCTTGACATTATTGAGAAGCGTCTGCTGCGTTTTCGTAGTCAGCTTGCGAAACTCGGTCTCGAAAATACACCTCTCGAAAAGCTCGGAATCAAGCCGCTCAGGGAACTTTTGAAAGCCCAAGTAACCAGCCAAGTGATCAAACAGAATCTGCGCCTTCCAGTCTGAACTATGCAGGTCTCCGAGATTGTCATCAACGGTGCCAGAAGATAGGCGCTTCTTAATTGTGACCGGAAAGAGAACTGGGTCAGTGCCGCGTTGGTTTGGGAACAACTGCTCCGTTGGCATACCAGATGGGTTGTGACGCTCGGTAAAGCAACTAGTCATGCCCACATCAGTTATCACCTCTCTTTGCTCTCTGTAGGTCAAGCCATCCAAGGCCTGATCGAGAATTCTGGACGGATCTGCACGAGGTAAATGTGTGCGCTCGATGGCTCTTGGTATCGTGGCCTCCAGGGCGTGGCTGTTCGGTTCCATGACGTAGGTTTCACCGTTGAGCAACACTTCAAGAGTTGGTGGAGCTCGATCGCGCCAGCAAGGTTCTGAAGTGCTCTGACCATTTGCTCTGGTGACTGTTGAACTGGTGGACCAGGCCCTCAGCGCCTTGTTTTGCTTGGCGATCCTTTTGGCCTTAGTGTTGGCGAACTTTGCTGGGTCCATTCGCACCACGTTGAAGTTGGTCAGCTGTCTATTGAACAGAGCTAAAAAGTCGATTGGACCAGTCAAACCCATAACGGCCTTAACGTCAGCTCGGGTGTTCAGTAAGCTAGCGTAGCCCGGACCAAGTGACTCGACTAGAATCAGATGATGCGTTACTCTACCAACGGCGCTGTAAAAGTCACCCGCTGTTTGCTGCTGGAGCATAGTAGAGGTCACCATGATCTGAGCTGTGTGGTAAGTCGCGCCCTGGGAGCCGCCAACGTTTCGAGCGTCGTTGCCCTGAAAGTTCAAATTGCCAGTCTCTCCATTTGTTGCAGCAATGATTGGATAACGGCTGTCCACCTGTGTTGTGCGAGAAACACGGCCCTTGACCGGGCTAGTGGTTGGGATTCCGTAAGCCTTTGCTATCACTTGTGGAGATCGATGGGTCCAGAAACAGTAGTCACCTCCCAAGCGAGTGAAGCAACGCTCAGCCTCATTTGTAAGCTCATTCAAGCAACTGTCAACGTTTGGATTGTTGAACCTGCTCTGCACCGTGTCTCCTAGAAGAATCACATGTGAGATGCTCGGCTTGAGAATGCAAAACAAATCAACATACCCCGGCGGAAACAATGAAAGCTCGTCGATGATGAGGACTCTGGCAGTTCTGGTGAGCGCTTGCTCGAACGTGTTGAGAGCGTAACCACCTCGGCCCAAAGCAAGATCATCGGCCCAGTCCTGTCGGATTAGTTGTCTTGGGGCTGACATCAACCAAATTCCCTTACAAGACTGCCATGCCTGATTTTTCCTCAGGAACTCCTTTAGAGGAGCAGACTTGCCGCAACCCGCGCAGCCAGTGATGCCTCGCATGCGCACAACTCTAGATGTGGAGTGCTCGTGGATGGCGTCCATTGTTTGCGTGAAGTTAGGTTCGTAACGCTTACCCTCCAGACGTTTGATTGTTCCGAAAGTGTCGTTTTTGAACTCACGAACCAGTTGTTTGCATGTGTTCTTGTCGATTGGGATGTCCTGCCAGTTGCCGAGGATTGGTTCATCATGTTCACTCAGGAAGTTGTCCATCTCGGTGAGGAACTTGTCGAGAAGTGCGTTTGGTGCAGGTCTGTCCTCCTTTAACTTCATTAACTTAATGGGCGCGGCGCCAGTAAACTCCCAGTGTGGTGTGCCGTTCTTGCTGGTTAGAGTGAAAACATACTGCTCGCCAGTCTTGACTCCGGCGTACCTTGGCACACCTGGTAAACTAGTGCGGAGATGTGCTCCAAAACCAAGTAGGATACCGGCTGCATGCATCGCTCGCTCGTCCAACCCAGGAGCCGGGAGCAAGTCCACCGTAGCTGTCTGAGGAAGGATGGCACAAATCGTTGACCAGATCAATGACGTTTGCAACTGGGTGGCCTTAGCAATGGCATTGACCAAGCAGGTGTTTGGGGTCGCTCCAACCTGAGTGTTACCGCGGCTGATCACGTAATTTGTGTGCTTGGGCGAGTGAACCAAATGCTCCTTGATCAAGGTGCACTCATGAATATAACACCTCTGGTTTAGCTGCACTGTGTTCTGGTGCAACTTCGCCATGACTGGATCGGATTGGCATTGGTGGCATTTAGAGTTTCCAGTTGCCTCCCAATGGTAGTGGTTGCCCACACAGCGCTTCCAAACTCTGCCAGGCCAGTCCTGCTCCTCATCATGTTCCCTGCAATTGCAGAGGGGATGGTCTAGAGTGCCGGTGTGACCCAAGCCTCGGAAGTTCCTAACAGCAATGCTATGGTCTGAAGTTGGTGGGGGGGGTTTGTGGTGTGC